TATAGTCCCACGTGGTCATTCCTTTGCTTTTCTTGTAATACCAAGCGCACTCTCTAACTTGCTTGCAGTCCGTTTTAGCGGCTTGTCGCGCTTGAGCTTGAGTGGCTCGTCCGATGACGGTTCAGCAGCTGATGTGACCGTTACAGCCTTGACTGTCGGGAAGATGTATTTTTCGTACGGCACATAGATGGGGACATCCTGTTGGGAACATTGCCTAAATTCTTCGATGCTCAGTGGGCCGCCGAAAATATTGAGCGCCGCTCGCTTGGGCGCTGCTTTCAGTATCACGTACTTCCCGAACACCTTTCGTCGCATCACTGCGATAAATGACTGAATCTCACCCGAGCGCGATGTATTCATGTCGAGCGCGAAAGCCTTCATGCACTCCCAGCTACAAAACTCACCGGTCGTCGTAAACAGGTCGAGTCGGTCATCGTACCTGTACGGGAGGTGCAGCGGCCGGAGCCCTGGTATCGGGTGCACGCACCACCAGCAGTGCGTCCCCTTCTTTTCGGGAGGCTGCGTGTCCCTGACTAGCGGAAGAGGCTTTCGGACCGGTGGAGGGTCTGACGGGAGGCGCCGACGAGCCGCAATCTCTTCCGGAGTTAGCTTTTTGGGCATCTTATCGAATTGCAACATAAAGACTATTTACTAAATATAATTAGTATGCTTTTAAGTATTGATGTCGGAATCAAGAATCTTGCAATGTGTTTGATTGACCCAAAGACAAAACTGATTCACTACTGGGACGTTTCGGGTGTGCCGCCTTTGCACGCCGACGGGCTGTTTCCGTGCTTCAAGCGCCACCTGGCCGAGCGTGACTGGGTGCTCCGAGCGGACACAGTGCTCATAGAGAAGCAGCCAGACAAGAACAGAGGTATCAAGTCGGTAGAAAACTTTCTTCACGCCTATTTTGTGATTCATGACAAGGAGGTTATCATCTATGACGCTCGGCACAAGATTCCGGACGTGGCCGGGCCGGGCCGGGCGCGCTACCTCGAGCGCAAAAAGGCATCCATCGACCGTGCGCGCACATTCATCTCAGCTACGGATTCTGTCAATAAGCACTGGGTATCTGTCTTCGACAAGCACAAGAAAAAGGATGACCTGGCAGACACTGTCATGCAGGCTCTGTCCTTTGTGAACCGCATCCCTGACAAGCCGGTCGTGCCCAAGAAGGTGACGCCACGCAAGCCGACCGAGAATCAGAAGCGCACCAAGTACAGCAAGCCCAATCTGGCGTGGATTGTCAAGACGGGTGCCCCACAGGATGCACGCTTCCGTAAGGACCTGGCGCGCTACTACACCAGTATCGATAATCTAAAAAAAGAATTTAGTTTGTAAGTAGTAGGATGCTGACACGCGAGCAGACAGTGTGGCTCGTAGTCACAATTTTAATTTTTTTAATTTTAATTTTTGTGTATACTCGTCAGCCAACTGTCTACTATGCAGCACCACCATGGGAGGCACCCAAACCACCAGCACCCAACCCTATACCCAATATGGGTCTACCTCTTGCATCAAATCCGAGTATGGCGTTCCCGGATACAAATATGTTCGGCCAGCCAGCCAAACCTTTCGTGCTCAAGCAGAAACAGATAAAGCCAGCCACAGAGCCAGCCCCGGACTCTCTCCGGTACACTAACATCTCTGGGCTCAAGCCGATGACGAGCATCACGGGAGCGGGTGGTCCTATGAGCACCGACAACAGCCCTCTGTACAGTGGCCCTGCTCCAAATGCCTCTAGAGCAAAACTGGAAGCTGAAAAATCAAGGTTAAATGCGGCTGTAGCAAAACTCGACCCAATTACAGGGGCGGCTCTCCTTAATGGTTTGATAAATCCACCGGGGGCGGCTCCTGTAAACTCTGCTCCTACGAGACCTACGTCAGCTCCCCCGGTGCACACACCACCGGCTCGTACTCCGGCTCAGGCTGCTTCGGCAGCCGCCTCTGTCGCAAGTGTAGAGGTTCCACCAGCGCCAAACGCCAACCACCTTGCGGTAGCACCTATAAATGCTCCGGCGGACACATCGGTCGCTCAGACAGTTCCGATACCTTCTGTTTCGCCTGTGGTAAAGACGGGCAGCTCGGCTAAAAAGGGCTTTGTGGCTGGTAACCGCGACCCGTCTGCGGCTGCAAAGATTGCGTCACTGAACCTTGGTTGGTATTACACGTGGGGCTCGACGCCACCCTCCCCGGCACCACCCGGGCTCTTGTTCTCTCCCATGTTCTGGAACATTTCCAAGGCTCCTAAAGCGCCTGCTGGGTGTGCGCCATCAGCCACCCCTCCCGCCACGGTGAACGCGCTGTGCACTCTTCAGACAATAAAGGCACTGCCTGCATCCACGACCGATAATGTCATCCTGGCGTACAACGAGCCGGACGGTATCAACGCGAATGCACAGGGTAATATGACAACGACCGACTCTGCAAACTTCTGGCCGAACATTGTAGCATCTGCTACTCGTTCAGGTTGTCGCATCGGCAGCCCGGTCATGTACGGCAGCTTGGTCCACCCGGCGTCGGGTCCATCTGCTCAGAACGTAGTGCCGATTGCAGGTATCACTGCGCCACAGACGGTCAACATCAGCAACAATCCAGCGTCTGTGAATCATGTGGTGCTCGACCCTGGAATTTGGCTGGACAACTTTTTGTTACGTATTTCTCAAACACCGAATCCGCGCTTCCCGGACTTTATCACGATTCACTGGTATGGTCCACCTAAACCGACCAGCTTTCTAAACTACCTGACGGCCGTCAACACCAAGTACAATTTGCCTCTATGGATTACAGAGTATTCATGTGCTGACTGGTCCGCAACCACGAGCGCCGCTGGTGTGACCACACACGCACCCGGATATGACTGGTCGATTCCGACGGATGCAAACATCGCTACAAACTCAACGGGGGCGTTTATGAAGGCGACTGTACAGGGTATGGAGGCGATGCCATTCGTCGAGCGCTTTAGCTGGAAAGAGCGCTTTTTGCTGTCGGACCCACGTCTGAACTATCCAAATAGTATGTTCCCGCTCACGGGCACACCAGACTCGGTCATGGGACCGTCCAACCCGGACGTGATGAATCAGTCAACCCTGTTCGCCTCATATCAGCACTTCCCGACCACCCTGCCACCCCTGACACCTCTTGGTAAACTATATGCCAGTCTCTAAGGTTGACCCTACGGGTCAGATAAAAAAATAATTATAAATATTTTTAATGGCACGGCTTGTGGACCACATGGGGTGTGACGAGTCCATCGTGGAGGCTGCTCGTGTCTCATATGCCAAGGGTACCAAGGCTGTGAGTGATACGCGGGCGCTCATCCGGTACCTCATGCGCCACAAGCACACCACCCCGTTCGAGATGGTCGAGTTCAAGTTCCATATCAAGGCTCCAATTTTTGTGGCTAGGCAGTGGATGCGCCACCGGACAGCCTCTGTGAACGAGATGTCCGCCCGGTACTCTGTCCTCGAGGATGAGTTTTTCCTGCCAGAGCACCTGCGGTCTCAGTCCGGTACAAACAAGCAGGGGTCAGAGGAGGAGATGTCAGGTGACGAGCTGCTCATCCTCAAGCAAAAGGCGTCGTGTGACATGGCGTTCCACGTGTACGACGACCTGTTGAAGCATGGGTGCTCGCGTGAGCTGGCCCGGACGCACCTCCCAGTCAGTACGATGACAGAGTTTTTCTGGAAAATTAATTTACATAATTTGTTTCACTTTTTGAAGCTGCGCATGGACAGTCACGCCCAGCCGGAGATTCAGGTATTAGCGAAGCAAGTCTACGAGCTCATCAAGCCGGTGGTACCTCTGGCGTGCGAGGCGTTCGAGGACTTTGTGTTGCACAGCCTGACACTGAGCGGACCTGAACTGGCGGCCATCAGGGGGAAGACTTTTGTCGTACCGGGCGTGGGTGAAAACCGCGAGTTCCAGGAAAAATTGAACAAAATTTCTTGGAGTATATAAATGCTAGTTCGGCTAGCAATCATAGGACTCCTACTCACGGTGCTGTGGATGGTCACGAAGCGTCGTGACAGTCTTTTCAAGAAGTCTATGCGCAAGCCCAAGTCGGCCGCTTGGTACAACATGCGCATCGCCGAGTGGAAGGGTGCCATGAATGTCGTGTCGGCCGCCACCAGCAAGGCTGATGCGGTCGCTAAAATAAAGGCGGCCCGTGACGCCAAGCCCAAGATGAGTGTGGCGCGCGGTGTGTACACGTCAGCTCTCCGCTGGGCAAACGACAAGAAGAACCAGCAGGTGCCCCAGATTGTCGCACAGTACAACAAGCTGGTCAGTGGCATCGAAAAGTCCAAGATGAAGTGGCTTACAGGGTGGATGAAGAGCAAGCGGACGCAGCAGCTGATATACAAGGAGCAGATGGCTGACGCAAAGAAGTACGGAAATGTGAACGACTTTGTGGCAGCCTACCAGAAGAAGGTGAATGACCTGATGGCCAAAAAGACCACGTCAACCTTCCAAGGTGAGGAGAACATCCCAGACGCTACCCGCGTCCAGATGTACCAGAAGGCTATAAGTGACATGCAGAAGGCGGGCAGCGTCGACAAATTCGTCAAGTCGCGCCAGGGTGTTATGGGCAAGATTAAGAGAGCGGGTCGTCGCAAGAAGGCGGGTATGATGGCCAAGAAGTCTGGCGGCAACTACTACTTTTATTTTAATTCTATGAAGTAAGTAATGAAAACAACAAATATCGCATTTTTCCTGATATTTTTTTTCATGAGCTGGTTCTTACTGCGTTCGACGCTAAGCTACTATGCGGATGTCACCCAGCATTCGTTTGAGCTGGCTGGTTTCAAGGATGACAAGCACAAACTGAAGACTGGTAATTTTTATTTCTATATCAAGGACCCTAAGGGTGCCAATTTCTTTCGCTAGGGCCGAAGGCCCTATTTCCCTGTAAGAAAGGAAGGCTTCGCTGAGGGCCTTCGGCCCTCCTTCTCTTGAAAGAAAAGAAGGCTTCGCCTTCGCAGAGCCTTCGCGGTTAGGTCTTGATGTATTCCCATTGCAATTCTTTGCAAATACTTTTCCACATTTTATCTTGATTATACAGTTTCTCTTTGGACTTGAGCAAGGGGAAGCATGGTAGGTAGTCATCCTCACCGAGCAGTTCGCAGAACTTGTACAGGATGTAAGAATAACTTAGGAAGTTTTTGCGCCCCGGGGGCCGATGCTTCTCAAAGGGTTTCTGAACCTGGTAAAACATAAGCCTCAGTTTTTCTTCTAGTGATTGGGGCATGGTTGGAGGTTGTATCCCGTTGAGAATCGTCGTGATGTAAGGTACGTGTTCGTAATATTTATTTTTGTTTAATTTTTTTAGTAAACCTCTGACTTTCTCATGTGTAATTTCTGTCAATTCTTTTATTTTTTGTTTCTTGAACTCCTGGCGTAGCGTCTCTATGAGTTCAGGTGGCACACTGGTCGTCTCTTTTGCTTGGAACTGACTGACCCATTCGTTAAAATGATTCTCGCGCCGGTACGAATAGACGACATTCTTTTCTATATCCTGCTCCTCCTTGAACCCCACCTCGTCACATTGGACATATTCGGCCGTACCACACTCCGTGCAGATATCTTCGCTCGTCACGGGGTCGTGTACTTTTGTGTACCGAGCGCCGCAGCCTAAACACGGGCGTCTCAGGGTCGTGTTCGGATCCATTTTAACATCGCCATGCTCATCCTCAACCACCTCCAAATATTTTTTATAAATATCTTTTCTCTGAACACCTTTGCGTGAAGTTATCTTCATGGACGCGACCGCCTTGGATTCTGTCACCTCCTCGGTCACCTCCTCATTATACTCCTTTATCAGAGGCATACAAAGAAGCATGTAGTCATACAGCTCAGTTTCCTTACCCGGTACGGACAGCTCTTTTATTCGTTCATTATAGTGCGCCTCCATAATTTATTAAACTAATAAATTGTTTAACTATTCAACTTTTGGTGCAAGATAGAACTTAATTTCTCCAAGATTTGCGATTGTGTACCGGAAAATAATTGGCATATTTTCTTGGGTCGAGTCCTGCATGAGTTGGACGCTGCTGCACATGCCGGTCGCCTTGGTGAACAGGTTGATGTACTTGAGGCTGAAAACGTTACCGGTACGCTTAACCTGCTCGTCGCTATACTCGATGACTGTCTTCTGGTTGGCAAAGTCGCCGAGGCAGCTGAGCTCGAGCGTATGGCCCTCGCGTATGATGTTAATTTCGGACGCCAAATTATTCATATCGCGCGTGATGCGCTGAAAGTCGACCGAGGACATGGTTGTGATGACATCCATATCAATCTCGGGCACGTCCAGCTCATCCTCGTTGATGTCGAGCAGCTTGAGGCTATAGGTCGTGCTCGACTTCTTGGCGACATTCTCTATGATGAGCTGCATATAGTCTCGGTCTGCAATGTCAATAGTGAGCGTGTCGTTGTTGCTCATCGACTTGAGCAGCTTGTGCGTGTTGGTGATGTTCAGGCCAGCCACAATCTCCGTCGCGCACTCGTACTCTTCAAAGTTTTCAGCTCCGAGGTGCATGTGGACCAGCGTCACGCGGGCATTATCCAGCGTCAGGATGGTGATTCCGTCGGGCCGAAAGTACACATTCACATCGTTGATGATATCCTTGAGCACCTCAAAGACTGACCGTATGGCATTCGCCTGTATGGTCTTGAGATGCATCCTTGCAAAAGTTTGGACGTACATCCTTATCTCGTATTCATTTCGCTAATAGCATCGTTCACTTTTCTATTAATTTTATTGCTGAGTTCAGGGGTGAGCACGGGCTGCAGCGGCACGCCGTACATGCCAATATCGAACAGGTCACCTGGCTCCTCAGACTCGTCCAGATTAGTGATTGAGAACCCGTCGATGCTGAACGACACAATGTCCATGGGTACCATGGACTCGAGCCAGGTGCGCACCTCGCTACCAACATACAGCTTACCCTCGTTGGTGACCAGCGTCGGCACACGCGTGATACGCTGGGAAGGGATGCCATTGGTGGACACGTTGTGGAACCGAAGAATCTGTAGCAGTTCAGGCTGGGTCTTGATATAGTTGAGAGTCTCCACGCAAAAGTTGCACTTGTCACTGTAGACAAGGAGTGCCATATTACTATTAATATTTCTTTTGTGAAATTTTTTTTGACGCGTGATAATAATGGACCGAGTTGTCATCATACTGCTGGCGGCATCCCTCCTATTCCTGGTTGTCCAAAAGAAGTCGGACATGACCCAGGAGCCTCTACAAATCGCCCCTGTACCAGTCGACC